AGCCTGTCTCAAACCCGAGATGACAATCGCGCGGTTCTGCCGCTTCTGCTCAATAACTTCTTTTGAGTCTCCGGGTTGCGGGAAGTATTGACGGATCGCACTCTGGAATTCCGATGGGATGATTGTCGCGCCGGATTCCTTACGGAGAACCGCGTTCACGAAGTCACGCTGCGCCTGTTCTACCTGCTGCTGATTGGCCGATAGACCAGCATTCGCGAGCATCCCCATCGGCCCGCCAATAATCGGCATGTTCTCGGCCCCACGCTTCACGCTGATGCCCATGGTGGACACCTTTTCTTCCAGGTCGCGCATGATCTTGTCCGCAGCCGCAGCACGATTGCCGTAGATGTTGGCGTTCGCCTGCGATTCGGTCATGGGCTTCTGAATCCTGAGATTCCCGCCACCCTCCGCACCCACTGGGGCCCCGGTGCGAGTAACCTTGTTGACGGCGAATACGTTGCCGTCGTTGTCCTGCATGAGTTGCACGCGGCCTTCTGCAAGTTGCTGCTCTGAAATCCCGATGCGCTTCAGGTCAAGCGACAGTTGCGCCTTCTGGTTGGCGTTCAGGTTTCCAAACTCAAATTGCTTCCACGCGAGATTCGCGGTGGCGTCAGGCGTCATGCCTTTCGCGATGGGTTGCCCTTGCGGCTTGCCAGTGATCGGATCTACGGGAGTAATCGCGTTCCCCGTATCAGCAAAGTGCGCCGGCCTCACCGGGACCAGTACAGAGGGATTGCGCGTCTGCTGATAGGCAGCAATGGACTCTGGCGTGAAGTCCTTCGGATTTACCTTGTCGAAAAGCTCCTTGGGCTTCAGTTGCTCCATGAGATAAGCCGATGCCATCTGTTGGCCCATCTGCGTTCTCATGTTCGGCAGGGCTTCTTGTAAGGCTTGCTGCGGAGTCTGAGCAGGAAGATTCACGGGCCCGACTTGCGGCGTACCGTAGTCTGCTGACTGTTGCGCTTCCTGCGGGTCTGGTTGAATGGTCTGAGCTGGTCTACCAGCCAAAGCTCTAGCTAATGCCTGCGTATCGGACGAAACATCGCCCTGGTACTTAGCGGTGAGTTGCTTCTGTTGTTCTTCCGCCTTGTGGATACCTCTCATGCCGGCGTAGGTCTGCAGCATCTTCGCAAGACCCTGAGTCCAAGACATCGCAGGAGTAAACCCACCCGCAGGCGTTTGCGGCATCTCGACGGGCTGCAATCCGCCCATCTGCAAAGCCTCGGCCATCTTCTTACGACGCTCGATATTCGCCTGCTCTGCGGCGTAATCAGTAAAGCCGACGTTGGAGACGTTCATAGCACCGCCATGATTCCCGCGCTACCAAGGCCGAACAATCCGCCCATCATGGCGTTTTGCTGCTGCATCCTCTGGTTAAAAACGTTCGCGTCGTACTGGCCTTGAGCTTGTGCGGCACCGCTGTAATTCGCTCCAGGCTGAGAAGTGAACGTGGGCATCTGGACTTGCGCCCCGCCCCTCAAAGCGTTCAGCACTTCCAAGGGCTGCATGTACTGCGCCCTCTCAAGCCCATAGGTCTGCGGCATGGTCTGAATCGCGCCTAGATTCGCCTGCTGGTAGGCGTCATTCTTCCCTTGGTTAAAGACTCGCATGGCGTTGTCGTAAGCCTCCATGCCGGGGCGCAGACCTTGGTTGATGAGCTTCGTTTCCTCTTCGGTCTGGGCCTGCTTCCACTGCGGATCGAGCCGCGCAGTCATCGCGCCATATGCCTTGTCCGCGATTCCCTGCAAGCCACTGTTGTCCATCGGCTGCGAATACATGGAGCGCGCGAACGGCAAATAGCTACTGGCGATTTCCCCCATACCCGAGGAGATGCCACGCTGCGTGTTCAGCGTGCCCTGCTCCGTGGGGTCAAGCGAGATGGTCGAGCGATAGCCGGATGGGCTGTTGGGATCTCGGGAATAGACGTTCGAGCCAAACGGCGTGTATTGGCTCGTCATCTGAGACTGCTGGGTTTGCTGCGCAGCCCCCGCGTAGTTGGGGGCGTCAGGTGGGTTCCCACCTAGACCGAAAACCTTGGCTACTGAATTGAAGAGTCCCATACCCTCGTCCCAAAGCGCGCTCGCTTGTGGCCGGGGTATCGACCCTGATTGAGCATGTAGGTTAGCAAAACACGCGAGGATTTTCTAAGCACCAATGACCCCGCCCATCTCAAAAGCCACGTCGGAACTCGTCCAACGGGTCTCAATTCCATTCGATTGAGCAACCAACTGGGGAGCGCCGTAAACGCCTATCCCCCCAGCCTCTTGCCATGACTTGGAAACGATGAGGTCTACGCCCCAAGTTCCAGAATCCCATCTGGCCGTATCCCACGCCGAGTAATTGGCCGGGACGGTAGCTACGGAAGAGGTCGCAATCGACGTATCGAATTCGATATTGATCGCTCCCTGCAAACTAGGCTGCCCGTTCGTTCTGAGAATGGGCCTAAACATCGTGAAGCGCTTCTGTTGATCCGACCCGAACGGATTGAATGCTTGTAGGAGTTGGCCTTGAATCGCCACACCGTTATCAGCAAAAGTGTTCCAGGCTCGTCCTACATACCCATTGGACCCAAAGTAAATCTCGTCGTTGAAAATCTCGAACCAATTGGCCTTGTAGCCGGTGAACGGTCCGCCCCAAGGTTGTTTCTGAGGGTCGGCGGTGTTTTGAACGTACTGCTGCTGACTCGCTCCTTCAGATACCGGGACGTTAAGATAGAGCTGGTTTCCCTTGGCGTAGTGGCAGAGTTGCCAGCCGAAGTTGGACCCGTAGTTCATCGCCGCCGTACTGACAGCGGAGCGGATCTTGTCCGTCAGTGCAATTCTTTGGTCGATCTGCGGAGAGAGAAAGTATTTGCCGAGAGGAACAACACCCAACTGTGTGATGACGAGAACATCGCCGCCGAACTTGAGCGAGCATCGCTTACCAAGAGGAGGAGCGATGTACCAAACACCTTTAAGCGCAATGCCTGACGGAGTAGTTGGGTCCGTCAGTTGGTAAATCAGGAACTCGCCCTTATTGGTGATAAAGACGGCGAGATCATCAATGCCATTCCCACCATCAACGGTCCAAGTAACCATTGCGATGAGATAACCACCGCGTTGAGCGATGGCGGAAAGATCAAGAGCTGTGGCCGCCCCACCAATAGCCGTTATCGGCAGATACCAAACCTTGAGGGTGTTTTTCTCGACCAGCCAAATCCGATTCTTAAACAGCGTGATGTTGTGGGCGTTTGAAGTATCAAACCCCGTCACATCGTAGGGGGCTCCGTCTCCATCCTTATGCCAAGTCGTTCCGTCGAAGGTTCTGAGCTTGTCCGTCCCATTCACCATCATCAGGTAACTTCCACCTGACGTAGTAATGTTCGTGTACTGCCAGCGCCCATTGGTGAGACCGGAAGTCATCGCGGCCCCGACCGCTCCACCGGAAGTAATGTCGTAGACATTCCCCCCGTTAGTCACGGTCATAAACTTGTTGCTTGAACCTCCCGCGTAGACCAACCCAGTCTCGCTATTCCCTGAAAATCCAGTAGCGAACTTGGAATAACCTTTCCTCAACATCACTTCAGAAGTCAGCGGGAACCAATCCTGCATGATTACCGCGTCCTCGGGCCTCATCGCTTGGTAGGCGTCTCGGGCGTTCAAACCACCCACAGCGGGCGGTAAAGGTCTGACGTTCGCGACCTGACCGCGTGATTGAGACTTGAACTTGGCCGGTTTTCTAAACACCCCAGTTTCCTAGAGGCACCAGGATTCCCGGCGCTACGTCGTAACGACTACCAGACAGGTTCAGCCAGTCCCGAACACCATCCTTGCCCATCGCGTCAGTAACGGCGATTTCGTATTTGTTGAAGTCCTCCGCGTACTCAAGGCCGTTCGATTGCTTATATCTCCACACCAGCCCGAGAGTAATTAACCGATCATCAAGGAGTGAGACATCCGTATCGACCGTGAAAGCAGATTTGAGAGTCGCCCCAGTCGAATCCGTCGCCCACATCTTGGACGTATATTCAAAGGCGCAGGTATTACCAGCAGCAGGAACGGGAATAAAGATGATGTTCCCGCCCCTGATCCTGAATTGATTCCACGGGCCGTTGATGTTCAACGCCTTCAACTGCTGCCACTGCTGGTTATCCAACGGACCAAATACCGGCCTGCGAAGGTCGCGGTTCCAGATCGTGTTGTTCACGATATGGTCCATCACATCACCAGAAGTCGCAGTGTTGATGATGGAAGAAACGGCACCTTGGCTTTCAACAGCGACGGTCGTAAACGTCGCTTCCTTCGTCAATACCTGCCAGTCGTGTCTCGCGGCTAGTTCCTGCCCTTCCTCGTTCGCAAGCGCGAGCATCTTCAACAGCCGTTGCTCGGTGGACGCAGCAACAGCCGTGGGGCTCGCAAATCCCATCTTGAGGCACGCTTGCTGAACAATGGTCAGGGCAGACACTTAGGCGGCTTTCTTGGCGTGGAGTGTTTCTCTTGGTTGTTGAATGGCAGAGACAGCAGCCGCCAGTTCGGAGACTCTGGTGTTGAGTCCAGCGATGATTTCGTCCTTCGCCTTCACCGCATGTTCCAAGTCTGCTAGTCTCTTGACATCGAAGCCTTGGACTGCCGTAGCAAGCCATTTCTTGGCAACGTCTTTGTAGTACCGGCAACCCATGCCGATACGGCCCAGCGCATCTTCATTAGCCGAAGCAAGATCCTCGACGGTATGAATGCCTGCAGCGCGGATCTGCTCGACCTGAAGCTTTGCAAGGAGCGGCCAGCCCTCAAGAGGCGTCCCATTCAAAGGAACTTCGCGGCCGGCTTTCCATTCCTTGTGCTGGAACTCGAAAAGCTCGATCCACTTGGGTTCATACCGGCCTTCTTGGGCCTGTCTCTTCTTGTCGGCGATCCACTCGTCCCACTGCTTCTCATATACGTCTTTCGAGCCCATCGGAGTGATGAGCACATAGTCAACGTATTTAGGAACCGGATAGCCTTTGGCCTCGGTCTGCTTCTCGTCTCGCCCTTCTTCTCGCGACTCAAACTTGATGAAAGGGGGGCGTCCCTCTGTAATGTTCGGCGTCATTGCTTCCTCTGGATATAGAAAAGAGCGGCGTTGCCTTGATCCTCCGACCAAGTAACTTCACCGTATTGCGCAAGCTTGTCCTTCCACCACTCGAAAGGGTGGACGGATAAATGCAACTTCTCGCCGATCAGCGAGCCCATGGCATCATCAACGGTGCTGATCTGGAAAAAGACTTTCTCGCAGGAGTTAATGATGTTCTTCAGGACCGCATCCACATTTTCAGGCGGGATGTGCTCCATGACATCGGCGCAAAAACCATAAGCGCCGAACACCGGAATGGCTTCGGAAATGTCTGCCTCCACAAATGGCAACGCCTTTGCGGATTCATCACGGCAGTTATTGGCGCAGTCAACGAGGATCGGTTTGAATCCGTGTTTGGCTAGAGCAAGCGAGGCGCGTCCAGTCCCGCAGCCGATATCTAGGACCGTCGCTCCCGCAGTCACCCCCCGGTCAATGAACTTCTCTACGCACGCGGCCCCTGGCGATACCCTGCGGTATTCCTTGTGCTGCCACATCAGTTCGTACTTCTCTTTCTCGGTCAAGACTCGGCACGATTCCTTGGCGAAAAAAGGAAGCAACCCGTCACAGTGAACGGTGATGATGCAACCCAACTCAATCAGGCTGTCGCATAGAACCGGGAATTGCTCTGCCTGACCGATCATCGCCAATGTGCTGATGAACTTCCTTCCGCGCACAACTACTTCCGCTGGAAAGTTCGACGGATTCGGGTCTCTCTGCTCGTAAGCATGACTCGCCCCATCCTCGAAAGATGAGTCATAGCCATAAAGATGGAGTTTGCGATAGCCGAGCGTATATACGAGCGACATCGCCGATAGACCCACCGTCAGACCACCGCCGATCAGCGCGTGCTCGCCGGTGTCCGGCAGTTCAGCATCAAACACTTCCTGCTCGTCTCTCCATTGAGGATGCCAAAGCATCAGTTTCTCGTGCGACACCGCATCGATCAGAGATGGATGCACCTGCGAACAGAAGAGATATGCTTGTTGCACCGGAGCGATGAATGCCTTGTTGTGCTCTCGCGCATCCAGAATCACCTGAAAATGCGGCTCGATACCATTGGCGATGAGAAACTTCGCGGTGTTATTAAGCGCAAAAATCGTCTGCCCGTGCTCATAGCGCTTGTAGAGATCGCCGAAATATTTCTTTAGGCTCGGACCACCGCCCACTAATACGGCGTGTCCTCCATGTTCTGGTTGTTGAGAAACAAGCGGCAATCCCAAGCGGGCATTCCGATGGACATTGGCAAGGATGTTTTTTTCGTCTGCGTTTGGTAGGAGTCTGATGTCCATGGGAATACCCCCCTTGCGGGGGGGCTTTGTTGCTTTACGTCACGCGGCCTTGCAGGAACGGCCGATTGATTACGACGTTGACCGTGGTAGTCGCGGACGCAACAGTCGCAGCATTGGCGGTGCGCGCGTTCAGGATTTGCTTACCCGAAGCGGAGGCGCCGACTTTCGCAGTGCTATTGATACCGAGAGCTACTTTCGGTGCGATCGCAATACCCGTTGACTTGGTGATGACGGCCGTACCGCCGATCTGATACCAGCCGTAGTTCGCAGAGACGCACGCCGACATCGCCACCGCCACAGGCCGACCAAGGTTGGCCGTTACCGGGCAGAGCGTCGTTGCATACGTCGTGCCGTCGTACACCACCAAGCTTCCGACCGCCGTTGAAGCGACGCCGAGAAGGTAGATGAACTCACCCTCTCCGTAGGTCGGGTCCCACGCCCGCACGATCGTCCCCAGCTTGTGGTTCTGGGTCGTATCGGTGGTCGCAATGCCTTGCGCGCCGAGGAAGTCTCTAACTGCGTATGCCATGATTTCCCCCTAGGCTTTCTGCACGCCTTGCAGCGAGCGGTTGCTCACCACAAGGTTGCCCATCCAAAGGATCGGATGAACAACTGCGTCTTGGTTGATGGAACGGATGTCGTCCACCATTTCCATGTTCGCGTCCCGATGAACCACCAACTCCAGGTAGTTCGTGTTCAGGAAGTAAGCATGGTTGGATGGAACGGTGGTCGCCGAGGAATCGAAGATCACATCCGCGTTTTTGTACTTCAGGCTCACGAAACCAGCCGTGCCTTTCGTCGGGCCAGACTCGGACGAGTACCGTTTGATGCTCGTCTGCGACTGCTCGAAGAAGGCAAAGTAATTCGTGTCCATCACGATCAGGTCGGGCTGATCGGTTCCACGAGTGAGCTGCAGGTACAGCGGCAGCATCAGGCTTTCAATCGTGGTCGAAGAGACCGTAATCGCACCGCCACCCTGGATCGGAGCCGCAGCGGACTGCAGCTTGTTCTTCCAGAACGTGAACGTTGAGCTGTTGATGCCGCCCACCGTGCCCGTCTGGTTGTCAGACACAAGAGCTTGCAGGCCGTTGATCTGGTTCGTCGCGGTGCCATCCGAGTAGATGTCCTGCGCGAGACCATTGGCGAACGAGTTCATCGCGTTCTTCATCTTCGCTTTCACGAAGTTGATGATTCGCGTCTCACCCGAGTTGATCCGCATTTCCCGGCCCGACACCGCGACGTTGACAGCGACCTGGCGCCACGGAAATTCCGCAGCGGACAGAACGTCCACCGCCGAAATGTCCAGCGTGTCATAGCCGCTGTAACGAACGTAGGTGCCGTTCGATGCGTACTCCAGCGGAGCAACTACCGAAAGGCCACCGTCCTCAAGACGGACTCTGCCTTTCTCGGACAGACGGCGGTAGAGAGCATTGTGGTTGCTCACGTTGTCCGCCACGTCCTTTGAGTGTTTCCGGTAGGTCGTAGTGACCAATTCCGAAAACACCTGGTACAGCGTCGATTGGCCTGGAGAGGCCATGTCTATCTCCCGATAGTCGTTAGCTCATGGACTAGCCCGCGACCCGTCGATACGTTTCGCGCAGCGTGTCCTCCATGGAGCCTGTAGCCTCAGTGGCGGGAAGGGTTCCCCGAGATCTCACGTTGACCGATGCGGCCCTTTTGGCTTGCTCTACGGCTTGAGCTTTTCGACGCGTCTCATCGGCCTGGGCCTGCTGTCTAGCAAGCTGTACCTTTCGCGCTTCGGGGTGTGCCCATAAAGCGTGTTCGTAAGCCTCATTGAGAGTTTTGGCTGTTCCACTCTCAAGGAACGACGACATCAGGTTTCGGAATGGCCCCGGAGTCTTGGAACCGTCAGGAGAGACGATCCAATCATCCATCCACCCATCCTTGTCGTTCTGTGCTTCAAACTGATCTATCGCCGAGGAAACGGCGCGATCCTGCTGTTCTGCGGCCTGCCGCTCCCGCAATTGCGCCTGCGTCTCGAATTGAGAGATGCGCTGCTGGAGTTGGCCGAATTGGTTCTGCCAGCCCTGATACATCTGGGCGAGCCATGGGTTCTGCTGGAGCGCTTGCGCCTGCTCTTGGGTAAGCCCTTGATCGAAGCCCTGCGCCTGCTGCTGGAATCCCGGCAGCGCGATGCCAAACTGCTGCGCCACTTGCATCAAAGCCTGTTGCTTCTGCTGCGGCGTGCCGTTCCTGAAGGTCGTTACGGTTCGGAGGTAATCCCCAAACGCACGGTCAAGGGTCGAACCCTCGGCTTCGATCAGATGCCTATAAGGGGCAGCAGCCTTTTCAATGGCTGACCCAAGTTGGGCGGCAGTCCTGTACTGCTCAATGCCCTTATGAAAGTCATCCGCCCGGCGAAGGATTTCCCCCTGGACCTCTGGATCGAGGGTTTGGAACTTCGCCACAACCCCCTTACGCCAGCGAAGGCGGTTCTGGAGATCGTCAATCGAGGGCTGTTCAGGTTGTTGGGGGGCAGCTTCCGCAGGGGCTTGCCCAGCCACGGGACTTCCCTTGGGCGCACCCTCGGGACTCTGCGGCGCTGCTTCTTGTTCTTTCTTGCCGGGAAGTAATCTTCCCTTCTCGTCTCTGAGCCTGTTTGCAGTCCTTCCAGACTTCGCTGGTTCGCTCGGTTCGGCCGACCTGTCCTTGGGCACATCCTTTTCGGTGGATGGCTCTACGGGCTCCGTAGGCGTTTCTACGGGCTCGTCTTTAACTACTTCTTCAGCGTTCAGCCCGCGAAGGGTTTCGCGCAGCGTATCTTCAAGGTCAGCCATAAAACTCCGTCAAGCGGAACCACAGGTTTGTGGGGTGCCGTCGTCATCCCGACGATGGCTCTTCGGTTGCTCACTTCAAACCCTTCCTCAGAATCTCTCGCTTCCGAGGGGATAGCTCGTAATAGGAGCGCGCAGCGGCTTCATAGAGCTTTTGATCTAGTCTCGCCGACTGCTCCGCCCTGTACTTGTTCGCCTCTTTACTCTCCTGCTCGAACCCTTCATAGGGCCGGCAGCCTGAACGCTTCAAGTCCTCGCGGCGCTGCTTACGACCCTCAACCCAAAGCCCGGTGGTCGGAGATTGATAGCCGGGAAGGTCAGGCATGATGTGAATATCCGCCCTTGGCTCGGGTAAGTAATCGGGCGTGACCTCGAAAGGCTCGCCACCTTTGGGATAGATCCACCGGCGTCTAGCCATGCTTCTGCCTGTATCCTTTCCAACGATCACGCTGCGCTTTCTTGAGGACTCGCGGCTTGCACAATCGCCTGCCGCGTCTTTTCTTTCGCGGCAATGATTCCCGCCCTAGCCACTTCAACGTCTGCGTGCGCCTTCTCGGTCTCAGCTTGAGCCTTGATGGGCGCGACTTGCTTTTCGGTCTCAGCCTTCACCATCGCAGCCGGGTCCATTTCCTTCTGCTCGGGCTTCGGCTGCTGGATTTGGTCCAGCGCGTCCTCAACCTCAAGACCGAACTTGGACCGGCGGCAGATGGTGAGGAGAATGGACTTCACCGCATCAATCGGCATCATCCCCGCCTGCACCGCAGGCATGATCCCCTGCGTAAAGTTCACAATGCCAGTGAGGAGATCGCCGATGCTCTTCATGTCATCTTCAACCGAAGCCGCGACAGTGGAGTCTGTCTCCACGTCCACGCGATAGCCGCGCATCGCATCGGAACGAAGGACTTGAAGAATCTCTTCCCACGAAGGAAGCGATAGCGTTTGCTGTAGCTCTGGCGGTGGAGGAGGCGGCGGAGCGGGTGGCTGCATCATTGGCGCACCCATCGCAGGCCCCATAGCGCCCTGCTGCTGCATCATCTGAGCCTGCATGTGCTGCTCCTGCATCTGCTTCATCTTGACCTGCGCCATCATCTTCTCGGCAGCAGAAGGGAATTGCAGGCCAGTCATCGCCTTCAGCGTCTCGGGCTGGAACTTCTCGGCGATCACTTCCGCCTTCAGCCTCAACGCATCACGGATGTAACGCTGGACCTCTCGCTGCATCCGCTTCAACCGGAGCGAGCCCCAATTGGCCTTGATCTGCTGGGCAGTCGCAGTTTCTTCGGCTTTACTCGATCCACGGAGAATGTCCGCGATTCCCATCAATTCATAGATGACAGCCTTCGCGGCGTCGCGGGCGACATACAACTCCTTCAGCACCTCAGCCACCGTATCAATCGGCATCATCCAGATAGCTTTTTCAATGCCACCAGCCTGGGCCCA